TTATTTTATTTTATTTTATTTTATTTTATTTTATTTTATTTTATTTTATTTTATTTTATTTTATTTTATTTTATTTACATTAATTTCAATAATAATTCTTTAGTAATTTCTAATTCTTCAGTTATCTTGAATTTTTCGAATAATTTATCTATTGTTTTTTCATCTAATTTTTTATATTTTATTAATAATCCTCTTAACTCTTCATTATTATATTTAATTTTTTCATTATCATTATCATTCTTATCATTATTATTATCTTTTAATTCTATTAATGCCCGTTTTAAACGTTCAATCATTTGATCATCCGTAGTTTTTTGTGATTTTAATTTATGGATTTCATTCATTAATCCTGTATTTTTACGAGTTAATTCTATAATTTTTATTTCATTACGTTTTGAATCACCTAATTCTTTTTTTAAATCTTTTAATTCATTTTCTAATTTAAATTCACGGTTTTTATATTCTTGTAATGATTTATTTGATTCAAACAATTCATCTGTTAATTCTTTTAAACGTGTCATTCCACTATTAAATGATGTTATTGTATCAATATTATTCGGATTATTCATATTGTTATTATTATTTTTAGGGAGTAAATCTTTAGAACTTGACAAAAATTTAATATCAATATCTGATTCAACTCTCTGTAATTGAGAATTATTTATATTATTATTATTATTATTAAAAAAAGGATTATTCATTGCCATTTCTCTAAAAGGTAACATAGGTCTTGAAGGATCTTGTTCCATATTATCATTATTGTAATATCTTTTCATAAATATTACAATTTATTTTAAAAAAAATATTAAAAAAAAACTTATCTTTTTCTTTCTTTCTTTTTCCTTGATCTATGTCTTTTTTTTAATCTTTTAGAATGTCGTTTAAGTTTATTAATCTGTTGTTTTAATTCTTGAACAGATTCAATCTTTTCTCTTTTTTCTTTCTCTAATTTTTTATGTTTATCATCATGTTGTTTTTTCATATGATGATATGCATCATAATTTTTTTTACTTTTATGTTTTAATGTATTATGTTTTTTTTTTAAATCATCATGTTGTGATTTTAATTCTTCATGTTGTTGAGATAATTCTTTTTTTGCTTTTTCAACATCATTTTTCTTTTGTTTTTTTAAACTTTCAACCATTTTTGTTAAACGTCTTATTTTTTCTTGATTATCATTATTTTCACTATCTTTAGATTTAATAACACCTTGTAGTTTTTCAACTTCATGAGTGATAGTTTCAACTTTTGCTTTAAATTTTTCCATTTCAATCTTTAAATGTTCATCTTTTCTTTTTAATACATCTTCTAATTCTCTTTCTTTCCTTTTTACTTTTTCTTCGACATCTCTTTCATCTAATTTACCTTTACAATCATCAACATGACGCTCTTTTAATCTTTCATATTCTCTACGTAAATCATCTCTGCTATCTTCTTTTTCTTTTAACCTTCTTTCTAAATCTTTAATTTTTCTCTCCATATCATCTTCATGTGATTTTAATTTTGATCTTTCTTTATCTTTTATTTCTTCTTTTTCTTTATCAAATTCTTTTTTCTTTTCTTCATATTCTCTTTTGAATTCATCTTCAATTTGACGAAATTCTCTATCACATCCTGATAATTTATTTTCAAGATCTCTTAATATTCTTTCTAATTCTGTTCTTTCTTTTTCTGAACGAGTTAAATCTTCTTTTAATCTAGATACTTCATATTCTGACATTATATAATATTATTATATAATATTTTTTTAAAACCAGTATAATTCATCGATTTTTATGTTAAAATATTTTTTAAAATCTTGTTTAACAAAAATATTTAAATTCTGATCTTTAATATTTGGACTATTTTTGGTCCATTTTTCAGATTTTTCTAATAAATAAGATATATTTTTTATCCTATTTAAATATCCTTTTGTTCTTTTACATTTCCATTCACATTGCATTGCCTCTGATTTTGTTTTGAATCCATCTATTATACATATAGGTTCCCAATAATTATTTTGTAAATTACCAGTTGTATATTTTGCTCCTCCTTTTTTATAACAATTATGTTGTTCCCAACGATTTAAAAAATCATTTGTCATACCAATATACGATTTGTTTTTATTTTTTATTAAGTAAACACAATACATTAATATTATTTTATTTTATTACTAAAAATATTAATAATCTTTAAAATAATATTTAAAAAATTTTTAATTAATAATAATAGTATTAATAAAATGTCATTAAAATTAATTTTAGGATGTATGTTTTCAGGTAAGAGTACAGAAATTATGAGAATTATTAATAGATTAGATACAATTGATGATAAATATTTATTAATTAAACATCAGATTGATAAAAGATATAGTTCAAATATGATTTGTACTCATAATTTTGTTCAAAAAAAATGTTTAACAGTTAAATATTTAATGCCTATCTTAGAAACCGATGAATATAAAAATTCAAATCATATTATTATTGAAGAAGCACAATTCTTTGAAGATTTAGAAGAATTTGTTAGAAGATCTGTTGATATTGATAAAAAAAAATTAATTGTTGCAGGATTAGATGGTGATTCAGATAGAAAAAATTTCGGTGATATTCATAAATTATTACCTTTATGTGACGATGTTGTAAAACTTAAGGCATTTTGTGCCGATTGTAAAAATGGTAAAGAAGGAATCTTCTCAAAAAGAATTGTTCAAGAAGAAGGTCAAACATGTGTAGGTGCTATGAATAAATATAAAGCAGTTTGTCGAGATTGTTACTTATTAAATTATGATAATGATTTAGATACAGAAGAAGTTTAGATTATAAAACAAATATTATAAAATAAAAAAAATAATAATATCAATAATAATATATAAAAAAAATACTAATATAATGAAATCATTAATTTTATTAGCAGTAATCTGTTTTGTTTATTATCAAGTTTATAAAAAATATCAATTAGAAATGCCACAAAAATATCATATTTATTTTGGTATCTTTGTAGGTTGTTATTTATTACTATATTACTTAATGACATTTGAAAAACCTTTTGTTTACAAAGTATTCAGTAGTATCCATGATATTGAACATAGACCATTATATGATATACAAACGCAATCATATTCAAATAATATAAATAATCATTATGTATTAAAAAATAATTTAGCATTAAGACAAGGATATAGATGTATTGGTTGTCAAAATCCTATTTTACAACAAGATATTGATCGACATGAATTAAAATATTTTAAACCTTTAGAATATGGTGGTCAACCAACAATGGATAATCTTTGCTTGAAATGTCCATCATGCTCAGCATTTAGTAATTATTAAAATTAAATAACTCTATTTTCTTTCAAGAATTTTTTAAAGTTTTCTTCAGATCTTTCACCTTCAAACTTAATTTTTTCTTTTTTTTCTAAAATAATTGTTGGAAATGATTGAATCTTATATCTTTGAATCATATTAGGGTCTTCTGATCTTTCAACTTTTTTCATATTTAAATATTTACCATATTTTTTAGTTAATTTATCCCAAGTTGGAGCAAATTGTTCACAATAAGGACATCCTATCATTGTGAAAAAATATAATGTATTATTAGTTTTTTTATTCCTAGTTGTTTTTTTAGGTTTTCTATATCTTCTTGATCTTCTTCTTCTGCCTCCTGATTTTGAAGAAGATAAACTTTTTGAACTTTTTGAACTTCTGCTACGCTTATTCTTTTTCTTTTTTGTCCGTTTCTTTTTATTTCCTATTTTTTCATCATTTAATTCTTGAATTAATTCTTTATGATATTTTTGAAATGCTTTTCTTATCTCTTTTTCTTTTTTATACGCAATTGTATTAACGATAAATTTAACATATTCTTCATCTAATTCTTCAATTGGTGTTCCTTTGTGTTTTCCGAAAGGCATTTTACCTTCTTTTAATAACTTTTTCTTATCATGTGTTGCTAAATCTTCATGATCAGGATATTCAATTATTTTAAAATCATAATCATAACCATCTTTCCCTTTTAATTTTGTTTTACAAATTTGTAAATATTTATCTTTAATATCTTCATAAACTTCATCATAACGATTAATTAAATCACTGATATATTTTTGTGATAATGATAATTTTTTATAGGAAGGATCATTTTTTTTTATGCTTTTTAAAAGTTTAAATTGTGTATTTTTATGAAGTTTTTTGAAAACATCTCTATCAAATGAAACTTTTTTACCATGAATTTGAGTATCATGAACAAAAAAATCTTTTAGATCTGGGAATTTTATCATACCCCAAATAATAACTTCATTAAACATTTCATATGAATAAGATATATTATCAAAATTTTCACCTGAATCTTCTTTAATAGCAACAGGAATTCTAATATTTTTTTTATCCCATTGTTTTAAATAAGGTTGATATTTTTCATCAATTTGTAATTCATTACCACAAGGTTGCTTGAACCATGGTTTTGGATTAAATGCTGCCATATGAATACCGAATGAATTACAAGGATCTAATGCCCAACTTTGAAATGAAAATTCAATATATTTCCATTGACCAGAAAATCTTTTTGTTAAATAATTTTGCTCAGGATAACAATATGAATTTTCAACAAATGAACGACCATCGATAGCATCAAAATCAAATGAATAAAAACCTTTATGAACTTTATCTGGTCCCATCCATTTTTCAACTGGTGATGTTAATTCTTTAATCATCGCATCATATTCCTTTTTATCTGGTTTTACTAACATTAATCCAGCATTTACATCTGCACCAGTCGGTGTATCAATATCAGTAATTTCTTTAGGTATTGGTTTTCCATGTTCTAAATAATCACAACGATCCCAATGAAAAGATTCTAAATATGGTATTCTTTTTCTGTATTCAACAAAACCCGCCGGACAATCTAACATAAATAATGAATCATAGTAATTCATAGGAACTAAATCAGAATCAACAAAACATACTTTTTCATAAGGGAATAATTTAGGATTAAATATATGAAGTTTAAAAAAAACATGAACATATGGATGCATTTTTGTATAATTAGGGCAATTATCAAATAATTTAGGATCCATCATGATAGTTTTTAAATCTCCATGACCACCCATATCATAAGGAGAAATATATGGAACATACATAACTTTATCAAATGCAACTTCTAATTTTTTTTTATCATCTTCAGGAATATCATGTGTAATAAAACATATCACATCGGCATTAGTACCTTGTCTTTTTAAACCTAATGCTGCTAAAATACAACCATCTAAGTATGCTGCTTTTCCATTTTTAGGATTAGGAAACATTCCAACCGCATAAGCAAATTTTCTTTTACCATTTTTTTTTATCATAAATGATTTTTTAGGTTGTTTAATCGTAATTGTATCATTACAATAAATAAATGAATCCATACTATTTGTAAATGGATTATCACCTTCTTTTCGTTTTGATTGTTTTTTTGTTAATACTTCATATTCAGTATAATCTTTAGTTTCTTTTACTTTTACGAAATCAAGTGTAGGAGGTCTTACATAATTCATCCCACTTACTGAATTTGCCACTATTTCTTCTGAACTTGACATATCCATTGACATTACTGTTATATAATATTATATAATATTATAATATTATAATAATAAAAACTATCATTTCATTATTTCATTATTTCATTTTAAAAAAAATATTAAAAGATAATTATTTTTAATATCCTCTGCGATCTAAATATCTCATTCTTCTGGTTTTTACCCTTTTACCTCTTGAATTTCTTCTGGTCATTCTAGATTTTTTAGGAAGTTTTTCTAATGCTTTCCAAAATGGAGTACCATTTTTTCTTAATGCTAATTCGTGCATAATATATTTACCACCTTTTCTAGGACGATAAGAAATTTTATATCCAACTGGTTTATTTAATTTATTGTAATAGTGTGATGCTGAAGGTCTGGTTTGTAAACGCGCGCCACGGACAACTTTTTCTTTTTTATTAATTCTTTTAGATCTTTTTTTATTTAATCTATTACTTCGTTTATTTGATCTT